GATGCACCGAGAGCTAAAGCCTCGTTACGTCGCTGGAATTGCAAAGATGGCGGGAAAGTAAAAAATTATTAAAGGGTGGTAAATGAGCACGAGTGGCACAGTCGGGCAAACAGTCATCACTGTTCAAAATTTGATAGATAGCGGTGCTCGTCGCGCAGGTAAACTTGCCGAAGAGTTAACCGTAGAACAGATACAAGCCTCTAAACAGAGCTTGTATTACCTGCTTTCAAACCTCGCAAACCGAGGCATTCAATATTGGTGTATCAATAAAGTCATCGTTGGATTGATCCCTGAGCAGACATATTATTATCTTCCCGTAGGTACTGTTGACGTTCTCAATGCTAACTATAGAACCCTAACAAACATTTCAACTGGAGCGTATAGTTCTTCAGGTAATACAGCTGCAGCTTTCGATGGTATCGGTGATAGCATCTGCCAGCTGACTAATAACACTGGCACTATCGGTATCAATACAGGCTCTGGAAACCCTGTTTTCATCACTACTGTAGGTATTCTACCAGCAGTATCAGGCTCTGTAACTATTCAGATTCAATATTCTACTGACAACTCTACTTGGGTTACTCTTGAAAGTCCTGGAGCGACAACTTGGACAGCTAACGAGTGGATTTATTACGATTTAGAAGCGTCTCAAACCCAGCCGTACTGGAGAATACTTCAGACCGCAGGAGTAAATATGGGGTTCTATCAAGTCGTATTCGGGACTTCACCTCTGTCAATCAATATGGCACGTATGAATCGTGATGACTACTCAAGTCTGCCGAATCGTAGTTTTCAGGCTCTTCGCCCACTGCAATATTGGTTCAACAGAACGATTCCACAGCCAAATATGGAACTTTGGCCAGTGCCTAACAGTATCCAACCTCAGCTCGAGCTCTGGTTGCATCGTCAAATTGAAGACGTAGGCGCGTTGAATGGTGAGATTGAGATTCCTCAGCGGTGGTATTTAGCTGTTCAAAACATGTTAGCGCATCAAATGGCTATGGAGTTACCAAACATTGAACCTGCTAGAATCGCGTATTGCGAACTCCAAGCTGAAAAATACTGGAGTCAAGCTGAGCAAGAAGAACGTGATAAGTCTCCTATTTATTTTGCACCTAACATAAGTTACTATACAAGATGAGCGTCTGGCTAGACACAATGGGTGAAACAGTTCTGAGCATCGCGATATGCGATCGATGCAAGATGAAACGCGCCTATTCTGAAATCAGACCTGATGGTAATATTCCTGGAATCCGTGTTTGTGGTCAAGGTTGTTCGGATCAATTTGACCCTTATCGTTTACCAGCTAGGCAATCTGAAAAGATTTCGATTCGCTTCCCGCGCCCAGACGCTGACGTGGCTGAGCAACAAGACGCAATCACGACCGATCCTAATATCGTCAACGATCCGAACGTATTTGATTTAACACCTACTGCGGGTGAATTTGGTATCGCGCCTGAAACTTCTCAGGACGATATTGATGGTAACCTCGACAATTTATCCCCATGAATAATTCCTTTGTTTACTGTTGGTCAGACAATAAAACTTCAAAAGTATATGTTGGAGTTCATAAAGGTCATGAAAAAGACGGATATATCTGCTCATCAAAGAGCATGAAAGCCGAATATTTTGATAGACCCAATGATTTCACTAGACAAATAATCGCGAAAGGTTCTTTTGAAGACTGTTTAGTTTTTGAAAAGAAAATAAATGAACAGTTGATCAAGAATAAAGAAACTGCTTATAACAAACATGCTTATCCTGCAATTATAAATGAAATTCATCCGATGTTAGGAAAATGCAATCATGAAGGTAGAGTTAAATCTGAAAAAACAATCAGTGAAAAAAGAAAATTAGACCCAGAATATGATAAACACATATATACTCAGAGAGCTAAAGGGCGTTTAGGAAAAGTTTCTCCTAGGAAAGGTGTAACTCTTTTAGAAGAAACAAAAAAGAAAATTTCAAAAGCTGGAAAAGGTCGAATTTCACCTATGAAAGGTCGAAAATTTTCAGAAGAAGTAAGAAAAAATATGAGTATATCTGCTTTGAAAAGAGCACCTATATCAGAAGAGACAAGATTAAAATTAAGTGAAGCTGTTAAGCTCTCTTGGAAAAAACGAAAAGGCATTCTATGAATGTGCGCATAAGCCAACTTCCGACCGCTCCCTCAGCTATTACAGGCGCTGAGCTCGTTCCTATCGTACAGAATGGTCAGACTGTTCAAACTACTATTACTAATATTACCAACAGCCCTGTTCAAACACAAACATTCTTAACTGTTAGTGCTCAAGCGTCATTACCTAACTCTCGTTATATTGGAGGTGGTTTAGGTATTGGCACTTCTGATGGCGGTGCTCAAGGGGTATATAGCTTATTTTTGAACGGAACGTCTGCAAGCCTAGAAAACGCGTCCACAGGGATCATTGTCAAATCGGCTGTGAATACGGTAGTAAACCGCTCAATCGCAGTTGGAACAGCTGGTTTAAGCGTTTCTAACGGCTCAGGTGTAAGCGGTAATCCAACCCTTTCTTTGACTGGACTAGCTCTATCAGCAGCTACTCTCTCAGGCAATGGTATGGTGAGCTTGGTCGGTGGTTCATATTTTCAAAACGTAACCCTCACAGGAACTGCTGATCAAATCAGTATTCTGAATCCGAATGGTGGTAGTAACCCTACATTCAGTATTGCTGACAATCCAACCCTTCCTGGAACATCTGCTGCGTTATTGCCAAGAGGAATCACTTCTCAACGAGTAGCCGTTCCGACTACAGGTATGCTTCGCTATAACACTCAAACTGAGGTGTTCGAAGGTTACACAAATACAGGTTGGAATACGTTCTCCGTTACAGGCGGTGTCACTTCTTTCAGCGCTGGCACAACAGGGTTTACGCCTAGCGTTGCTTCAACAGGCGCGGTTACGTTAGCAGGTATTTTGAATGTCGCTAATGGTGGAACAGGGGTCGGAACTCTGACAGGTTATGTAATCGGTAACGGAACGTCGGCTATGACAGCTAGCGCGACGATACCTACTACTGATCTGAGCGGAACGATTTCTAATGCTCAGCTGGCTAACAGCGCAATTACGATCAATGGTTCTAGCGTTAGTTTAGGCGGTTCTGTTACTGTAACAGCGGTGGCTACGAATGCATTGACTATAGGCACTGGGCTGTCTGGAACGAGCTATAACGGCTCTACACCTGTCACTATCGCTATTGACAGCACTGTTCTAACCGAGAGCAATACTAAAACATTAACTAACAAGTCAATCAGCGGTTCAACGAATACGCTGACAAACATACCTAATATTGCGTTGACAAACAGCTCATTAACTGTTGGATCTACAGTAATTAGTCTCGGTGGTACTTCGACAACTTTAGCTGGGCTGGTTTCAGTTACGTTGACTCAAGACCCACTCGCTGATCTTCAAGCAGCAACTAAGCAATACGTTGACACTAGAGTTTCTACAGGTTTGATCTATCACGAGCCTGTTCAGGCAGCAACGACTCAAAGTCTTGCAGCTCAAACAGGCGGTACTGTAACATATAACGCTCCTGGACCCGAAGGTGTTGGTGCTACGCTTACGCTGTCAGTAGCGTTAAACACGCTAGACGGATATACGCTATTAAATACGAATCGTATCTTAGTTAAAGACGAAGCTAATCAAGCTCATAACGGAATCTATACGTGGGCTACTGGCGGTACTGTTTTAACCCGCGCTACAGACGCTAATACTTATGGCTCGAATGTCAATCAGATTAGCCAGAACGATTACTTCTTTGTTCAAAACGGAACAGTCAATAGAGGATCGTCATGGGTTATTACGACAGTTGGAACAATTAACTTTACTACTACGCCAATTACGTTCGCTGAGTTTAGCAATTCACAAGTTTATACAGCTGGAACAGGGTTAACCCTCACTGGAACCACATTCAGCATTACGAATACAGGTGTTGCGAATGGTTCATACGGAACTTCTTCCTCTGTTCCAACCCTTTCTGTCAACTCTCAAGGTCAGATCACCAGTGCTTCCAACACTTCAATAGCTATCAATGCTAATCAGGTAACTTCAGGCACGCTAGCTACTACAGTAGGTGGCACTGGTCTCTCATCATTTACTTCAGGAGGCGCGTTATATGCTACTTCTACATCCGCTCTTACTTCTGGGACTCTTCCTATTACCGCTGGTGGTACTGGAATTACTGCCTTGGGCACAGGTGTTCAAACTGCACTTGGGCAAAATGTAACAGGTTCTGGTAGTATTGTATTAGACACAAGTCCAACTCTTGTTACCCCAGTGTTAGGAACACCTTCTTCTGTTACTTTGACGAATGCAACAGGGTTACCTTTGACGACAGGTGTGACAGGAATATTGCCTATTGCTAATGGTGGCACAGGTACAATTTATGGTGTTGCTGGAGGCACTTTCTAATGTTTTCAGCTTATAATTTTGCAAAAGGATTTTAATTATGGCAGCTACTGGATATACACCCATATCGCTATACTACAGCACCACGGCTGCAGCTGTTCCGTTGGCTGCAAATTTGGTTCCTGGCGAGTTGGCGATAAATATCAATGACGGAAAGCTCTATTTTGAAAATAGTTCTGGCGTTGTTACTCTGCTTGCACAGAGTGGTGCAGCATCACCAGTAACGACTATCTCATTTGGCACGACTGGTTTAACTCCCTCTACGGCAACGTCAGGCGCGGTCACAGTAGCAGGCACGCTTGTTGTTGGTAATGGTGGTACTGGGCTAACTTCTTTAACTGCTGGTCGTATTCCGTATGGTGCTGGAACCAGTGCTCTAGGAAACTCAGCAAATCTATTCTTTGACAGCGCAAATACAAGGCTCGGAGTAGGAACAGCGTCACCAGCCATAACCGCTTCTTTTGTTGGTATTGACGCAATGTTGATTCCTAAAGGCGCGACAGGTGATCGACCAACAGGTGTTTCAGGGTATTTGCGCTTTAACACAACTACAAGTGAGTTTGAAGGATTTAACGGAACTGCTTGGGCATCGGTCGGTGGTGCTGCATTAAGTAACGACACATCGACAGCGACTAACGTATTTCCGCTGTTTGCTTCAGCGACAAGCGGTACGGCTTCAACGCTTTTTACCTCGAACGCTAAGTTATTGTATAAACCTTCTACGGGTGAGTTTCAGTCTAGCGCGTTAGTAGCAAGTAATGGTATCGTAGTAAACAGCCAGACAATAAGCACAAGCTACACGATTGCTGCTGGTAATAATGCAATGTCTGCAGGTCCAGTTACCGTGGCGAGTGGTCAATCAGTTACAGTCGCCAGCGGTAGCCGTTGGGTTGTTTTATAAAGGATAAATTATGTCAATTGTTTTAGTAGGTTCAACTTCAGGTAGCGTTACATTACAAGAGCCAGCCGTTGCTGGTACTACTGTATTAGACTTGCCAGCTACAAGCGGAACTGTTCTTGTTGGCGGCACTCAAAATATTCCTAAATCAGCACTTCCAACAGGTAGCGTGTTGCAAGTGGTTAGCACAACAAAGACGGATACATTTTCAATGACTGGCGGTACTTTTGTTGACATTACTGGACTGTCAGCAACAATTACACCAACAAGTGCAACAAGCAAAATTTTTATTATTGTTAACCTTGCCGTATCTTCAAGTGGCGGTGCAGGATTAAATACTTTTAACTTAGTAAGAAATTCTACTAATATTTCTCAGCCAGCAACAACGCCAACATTTGCTGGAACTTTTTGTGCATACTTAGACCTTGGCGATAACATTTTGCCTTTAGCAATTAATTTCTTAGATTCTCCAGCCACAACATCAGCTACGACTTATAAATTGCAAATGAAATCAAATACTGGAACACAATATGTTAACAGGCGTTCTTCTGCTGATTCTGCGTTTACATCTACAATTACAGTCATGGAGATAGCGGCATGAACCATAAAGCAATTTATAAACTATATCCACAAGTCGTTACTATTGATGATACGGCTGGAGCTTTTGATAAAGATGGAAACAAGGTCGAAATTGATATGGCTTTGGTCGATGCTTGGAAAGACCCCGAAGCATACAAATACGCAAGAGCCGCAGAATACCCACCCATTGGCGACCAGCTAGACGCATTATGGAAAGGCGGAGAAGAAGCCGAAGCTATGCTTGCTAAAGTCCAAGCCGTAAAAAATAAGTATCCCAAAGGAGCCGCATAATGCCCTCAATTATTAACGCAACTACTAGCACAGGACTTGTCACTACGGCTGACAACTCAGGCTCATTACAACTAGCAACCAATAACGGCACTACTGCGTTAACGATTAACACCTCGCAAGGTGTGTCGGTATTAAACTGCTTGGCTGTTGGTAACGCTACCCCATCTACTAGCGGTGCTGGTATCACATTCCCAGCTTCTCAATCCGCTTCATCTGACGCAAACACACTAGATGATTATGAGGAAGGTACTTGGACACCTTCGTACGGGGGTGGAATTACAGCCGCTACTTATGGTTCGGCTAGGGCTGGTACATACATTAAAATAGGAAGGTCAGTAACTATTCATTTTGTAATAATGACCGACAGCGTCACAAGGGGTTCTGGAGGAGTTACTATCACTGGACTTCCGTTTACCTCTTCAGGTGCTGTCGGGTCAGAGGCTTCATTATCATTTTCAGGTGCCTTTCGTTTTGATTCAAACCCCCCACTTTACGCAAGAGTGGGTCTAAATTCAACATTAATTGCTCTTTATTCAAGTATTAATGCAACTGGTGCGGGAACAGACCCTGTTGCTGTTGTTCCAACAGACCTTAATACTGGAAGCGGCAATAGAAACATTTCTGTTGGAACAGCAACCTATTTCACTAGCTAGACCAGATTAGTTTAGTCGGACACTAAAGGAGATTTAAAATGGCATTAACAGAAAAAATTGAAATTGACCGCATAGAAGTCACAAACAACTGGAACATTCAAGTTCGCCAAGCTACTGTTATTGAGCGTGACGGTCAATTTGTTTCACGCACCTTTCATCGCTGGGTATTAACACCCGATATGGACATTAGCGGTCAAGAACAAAAGGTTAAAGACATTTGCAATGCGGCATGGACACCTGAAGTTCGCCAAGCATACGAAACATTTAAGGCTGATCAAGCCAAAAGACTAGGAGCGTAATATGCCGATTACACTAAATGGCGACACAGGGATAACAACTCCCATGTACAACGGGAGTATTACTGCTAATGCGGTAACTCCATCCGTTAATATGAAAAACCGCATCATCAATGGTGCGATGGTTATAAATCAACGATATGGAACAGCATTACAAACTGGGATTAGTGGCTATGTAACTGACAGGTTTCAGGTTCTAAACTCTTCTGCTGGAACAGTAAATACACAAACTGTAACTACTGCTCCTGCGGGATTTACTTACAGCACTCAACTTACAGTTGGAACTGCTGATGCTTCTGTTGGCTCAACTGATTCTGTTATTTTTTATCAAACTTTAGAAGGCTACAACATTGCCGACTTGAATTGGGCTGGCGCAAATGCCAAGTCAATAACGCTATCTTTTTGGGTTTATTCAAGCCTAATTGGTACTTATAGCGGCGCTCTTGTTGATGCTGGTGGTTCAGTCTCGTATCCGTTCAATTACACAATTTCTACAGCAAATACTTGGACACAAATAACGCAGACCGTAGCAGGCCCAGTAAGTGGAACATTTGGAAAAGTAAATGATGTTGGTGTTTATTTGGAATTTTCATTGATGACTGGGTCTTCATTTCAAGGAACTCCAAACGCATGGGCGGCTGGTAATTTCCGTGGAACAGCAAGTCAAGTTAATTGGATGGCAACATCTGGAAACACTTGGCTCATTACTGGAGTTCAGCTAGAGGTAGGCTCTACAGCTACTAGCTTTGATTACAGACCTTATGGAACTGAATTGCAGTTATGCCAACGATATTTTTATAAAGTTAGTGGTGC